CGTAAGTCAAGAGATGAAAATAGTGTATGGACAGATGATAACTCTGGTATGAAAGCAGAGGGTAGTGAATATGCAGATGCAGACCCTAGAGGTAGATTTCCATCAAATATAATGCACGATGGAAGTGATAGTATAAAAAAATTGTTTGAAGATAAATCAAGATATTTTTATTGTGCAAAAACATCAAAAGCAGAAAGAAATCAAGGATTAGATAATTTTCCAATTAAAAACAAAAAAGGTGGTGGTGGAACATCAAATAATGTATGGTATGAAGATGATGTAAACTCTGCATCTGGTAAATTTGGTAGTGAAAAAGCACCAAGTAAAAATGTACACCCAACAGTAAAACCTATCAAGTTAATGAAATACTTATGTAGATTGATTACACCAAAAGGTGGTACAGTATTAGACCCATTTATGGGTAGTGGTTCAACTGGTATGGCTGCAAAAGAAGAAAACTTTGATTTTGTAGGTATAGAAAAAGAGGAAGAATATTTTAATATTGCGAGTGCAAGAATAGAATCAGTAGAAACTAAATCAACACTAGAAGGATTTTATGATTAAAAAGATTAGTATATTGTGTTTACTACCATCATTTGTTTTCGCAACAAATCCTTGTGAGTATGATAATCAAACCACATCTACTATGCAAGGTACAGTAGATTCAGTAATCGTAAAAGATAAAACAGTAACAGAATATTTTAGAGAAACAAAGAAATGTAAAGTATTAATCAAAGCAAAAATATTAGGTAAGTGGTATATGACTTCACAAGATTATATATTTACTCCAGATATGTCAGAAAATGAGGCTTGTCAAAATGCAGTTAATCGTGCAAAAGAAAGATTATTACAAGAATTTGTTCCAGAAACATTAGAATCAACTAAAAATTTAAATTGTCAAGTTAGGGACTTGACAAAACAAAGAATTGAGTGTAGAATAGAGACACTTAATGTTGTAATGCCAGGTTTGGGATTGCAAGAAGTTAAACTTAAACAATGTAATAGGTGATATATGAATAAAACTAAAGGCATTATAACTAATGTTTTAATTTTATGTGGAGTTGCTGCTCTACTTATATTTACACAGTCTTGTGGTACTGTTTCTGGATTCGGTCAAGATATCAAAGATGTATCTGATTGGTCAAAAGATAAACTACAAAATTCTGATGAAGAGGAGGTGATTAAAAATGAAGAAGAAGTTATTTAGTATCTTACCTCTCATCGCACTAGGTTCTTGTGCAACTCAAATAGATGTTGACCCTTTGGTTGAAACACCAGAGATTCAACAACAAATAGAAAAAGTTGAAAGTACATCTAGTGCAATACCAGATTGGTTCAAAGAACTTCCAGAAGATGAAAAAATGATTTATTCATCTGGAACTGCAATCGCACCAGATTTACAATTATCTGTTGATATTGCAACTATGAACGCAAAAACAGTTCTTGCAGATAGAATAAATGGTAAACTTGATAGTATGACCAAACAATTTATTGCAAAAACTGGTACTACTGATTTAGATTCTCAAGTATTAAATGAATTAGAAAGAGTATCTAAAAATGTAATTGCATCAGTAGATGTTGCTGGTTATAAAATTAAAGATATGGAAGTATATCCTGCTGGAACTCAATATCGTTCATTTGTATTATTAGAGTATTCTGATGAAGAAGCTATAAAAATACTTATGAATAGAATGAGAAAAGATAGAGCCGTTTATGCAAAACTTCGTTCTAATAATGCATTTAAAGAATTAGAAAGAAGTGTTGACAAATCTTTAGACCAAGACGAAGTTCAATCTTTATCTAATATAGAAAAAGAACTAGATGACTTGGGTGATAATAATAGATACATCAAAACAGTTCCCTCTATTGGGCCTGATAAATGGATGACAGAGTAATGAGATTATTTATTGTCTTAATTTTTCTGTTTGCATCAACAAGTGCTTTGAGTCAACCCAAAAAAGGTTTATTTGAAGGTGTTGGTGCATTTTTAGGTGTAGTTGGTGCAAAACAATTAAATGTTACTGACCCATATACACTTGCAGCTAGTGGACTACTAGGTCTATTCATTGGTGGTCAAGTCGGTCAACATATTGACAGAACCGAAGAAATACACGATATAGAAAGTAAAAGATGTAAAAAGTTTATTACTGGAACTAATCGTGTAGGTATGGCTTGCAGAGAGTTTGGACAATGGGTAGTTGTACATATGGAGTAAAATATGTGGATTGCAATAGGTATTGTAGGGTATTTACTTTTACCTTACATAGTATAGAGAAAAGGGAACTTCGTGTTCCCTTTTTTTTTAGTTGATTCCCATTCCTATACTCATTAATATTGTGAATACTGACATTGTAATCGTAAATAAATTCATTTGAATCCCCTATGGCTTGGTCTATATCTTTATATAGTATTTTGTATAAAAAATATAAAGTATATTCACAAATAAAATATCAAAAAAATATAAAAAGGGGTTGACATTGTTCCAAAAACAAGTATAATATAGTTATGATAACAAATAACATAATAACAATTAAAAAAAGGAGTATATTATGAGTGCATTAGTTGAAACTATGGCTTATGCTGGTGAAGTGCCTTGGCACGGATTAGGAACAAAAGTTCCACACGATTTATCAACTGACGAGATGTTAAAACAATCTGGTCTTAATTGGTCAGTTGAAAAACTACCTACTTATGTAAATGCACCGTCTGGACAAGAAAAGACTGGTTCGTTTGCATTAGTTAGAAGTTCTGATAACAAAGTTCTTGCACCAAGTGTAGGACAAAACTGGAATCCAGTTCAAAACAAAGAAGCGTTTGATTTCTTTTCTGAGTATGTTGAAGCTGGTGATTTAGAGATGCATACTGCTGGTTCTTTAATGGACGGTAAAATGGTATGGGCTCTTGCAAAAGTTAAACAAAGTTTTGAATTATTCAAAGGTGATGAGGTAGAAAACTATATGTTGTTTTCAAATCCACATCAGTTTGGTAAGTCTATTGATATTAGAATGACACCTATTAGGGTTGTTTGTAATAATACTTTGACTTTATCTTTGAGTACCGATAGTGATTCTATGGTAAAAGTAAACCACAGAAGAGAGTTTAATCCAGAAATGGTTAAAGAACAACTTGGTATTGCAAGAGAAAAAATGGATAATTATAAGACTATGGCAGAGTTTCTTGGTAGTAAAAGATATACTACTGAAAGACTTGTTGAGTATCTTAACAAAGTTTATCCATCTAATATCAAAGATGAAGATGTTAAAGATAAGTCTGTTCCGACAACAGTTAATGGTAAGAAAGCGTTTGAGGTTATTGAAACTCAGCCTGGTAATCAGTATGCAAAAGGTACTTGGTGGCAAGCGTTTAATGCAGTAACTTTTAATACTGACCACCAACAAGGTTCTACCACTGATGGAAGACTTACTTCTGCTTGGTATGGTAGAAACAGAAGAGTTAAGTTGAAAGCACTTGATACTGCATTAAAAATGGCAGAAACAGTATAGGGACTTGACAAATTATTGACTCTGTGGTAGTGTATAATTATATAAATAAAGATGAGGTGCTGTTCATAAGACACCTCAATGACACAATATAATATACCTACCCTAGTGTCATAAATAAATAGAGTTAAGGGGTTCTCTATAAAAAACCCCAACTTTATGAGTTGCCTTTTTGGGACTCAAATATTAATCTTGCTTAAAGAAGGAGATAGATATGAATACTTTAGCAACATTAGACCGTAATAGGTTAACACCGTACACAGTTGGTTTTGATAGTCTATTTGATAGACTTTTTGATACTGACTTTCACACAACAAGTGGTGGATTCCCACCATATAACATAGTCAAAAATGATGACTACAACTATCAAATTGAGATGGCCTTGGCTGGTTATTCCAAAAAAGACATTGATATTGAACTAAAGGAAGGAACCTTAACTGTTTCTTCTAAAAAATTAGAAGAAGAAATAGATGAGAAAACAACTATGGTACATAAGGGTATTTCTCATAGAGGTTTCAAAAGAAGTTTTACTTTATCAGATGAGATGAAAGTGAAAGGTGCAAAAATGGAAAACGGAATGTTATACATTGCGTTAGAAAGAATCGTGCCTGATCACAAAAAACCTCAAACGATTGAAGTAAAATAATATATTGGTGGGGTTGACAAAACCCCACCTTTACTTTATAATACTATTAAGCTCAATGAGAGCTTATATTAACTTAACGGCCAATGCGGCCAGGAGATAAATTATGCGTAAAAGCCAAGCATTAAAGAAAATAAAAGAGTTGAGAGGCGTTGTAAAGCTTTCAACAATAATAGACATCATACAATATGAAAATTTTTATGAAGATGTTTTAGAAAAGATAGAAAAACCAATTGAATATTGTAAAGATGATTATAATAACCTTTTGGTTCCTTTAAGAAATCTGTTTGTTGATCTCTCTTATCAAAGAGAATTAAAGATATTAAATTTACAAAAAAGATTGATAGACTCTAGAGAGTTTATCAAATCACCTGCGGGGTTTATTGATATAGCTATTAGACCTGATACACGAAGTTTTGTTTGGGATGGTTTTCATAGAGCAATATTAGCACTTATGGCTGGTTATGAAAATTTGCCTGCATCTATCTATTATCATCCTAAAGGTTTTTCACAAGAGCAGTGTAGAGAAAAAGAAGCAAATTTCTTTGTAATTAGGAATGCAAATATAAGCAAATTAACACCTGATGAGGTATTCAAGGGTTCTGTTGCAACTGGCGATGCAAAAGCTCTAAAGCAATTATCTTATTTAAAAACTTGTAGATTAAATATTTTGGATACAAATCCAGATAAAACTGCATCAACATTTAAGTCAATAACTTTGTTTTCTAAATATGCAAAAGGTTTGGATTCTCGCCTTGTTTTCAAAACAAAACACGAAATAGAACTAAAATATTTTCAAGAAGCAAGTAATATGATCAGAGAAATCTGGCAAAAAAGTGATGAAAAAATTGAAATATTAGCATATCTTTTATGTGGTCTTGCGTTATTTTTAAAACTGAACTCTGAGGTTGAAATTAGTTCTTTAGATATAAAAACTATTAAAAAACTTTTAAAAGCATATGTTGAAAAGCATAAAATTGGCCAGGGACATTTTTCTCATCCAGCTAAAACAAGTGCAAGAGTTGAATCCGTTGTGAGAAACTTAGTAAAAAAAGTTTTTGATTGTGATGCTGGTTATAATGACAATGGCAAAGAAGTTGAAAAATTATTAAATCATATTAATATCAACGATCCAGATGATGATATGATCTGGGAAGATTATACTGCTGATGCAGCATAAAATAATATATCGGTGGGGTTGACAAAACCCCACCTTTACTTTATAATGAATTTATGAACTACAAATATTCTGAAGACAAAATACTTAACGAGTTAAAAACTTACATTGACCAAACATATGGTGAACATTACAGTAAAAATAAATTTCAATCTACTGAGTTTATTATAGACTCTGGTCACGGTGAAGGTTTTTGTATTGGTAACATTATGAAATATGCCCAGCGTTATGGTAGAAAGGCTGGTAAGAATAGAGTAGACTTAATGAAGATAATTCATTATGCAATAATTGCTATACATAATAATGATTTGGAGATGAACAAAAATGAAATTGAGCAATCAAACAAAAGAGATACTTAAAAACTATTCTCAAATAAATCAAAATATTTTAATCAAACAAGGTAATCAATTAAAAACTGTTTCTGCTATGAAGAACATTGTTGCTTCTGCAACTGTTCCAGATGAGTTTTCTCAAGAGATACCTATCTATAATTTAAATGAATATCTTGCAGCTATGTCTTTATTCAAAGAACCTGTATTGTCATTTTCAGATAAGTATATGACAATCGCAGAAGAAGATAATTCTTCCAGTTGTAAATATCATTATTCAGATCCATCTGTAATCGTTACAGTTGATAAAGAAATCAAAATGCCTTCAGTTGATGTAGAAGTTGATATCACAGAAGAAAATCTAAAGAAAGTTATTACTGCTGCTGGCACACTAGGTGTTACTGATTTAGTATTAACTGGTCAAAAAGATAGCACAATACAATTAAAAGTAAAAGATAAAAAGAACAAAGCATCTAATGACTTTGCAATTACAATCGGTAGTGGTGCATCTGCATTCTTTGAATTTTATTTCAAAGTAGAAAATCTAAAACTATTACCAGGTGATTATAAAGTACAAGTATCATCAAAAGGTATTTCTTATTTTACACATAAGAATTTAGATGTATCATATTTTATCGCACTAGAACCAGAATCTACATACAACGCATAGGAGAGTTAAATGGAAAAGACTTTCCTTTGGGTAGAGAAGTATAGACCTAAAACTATACACGATTGCGTATTGCCTGAAAATCTTAAAAAGACTTTTAGTGAGTTTGTAAAGAATGGTATACCTAATTTATTATTGACTGGCGGCCCTGGTGTTGGTAAAACAACAGTAGCAAAAGCTATGTTAGAAGAGATAGGTTATGATTATATACTTATCAATGGTTCAGAAGAATCTGGTATTGATGTTCTTCGTAACAAGATGAAAAACTTTGCTTCTACAATGTCGTTAGAAGGTAAAAGAAAGTTTATCATCATTGATGAGGCAGATTATCTAAATGCACAATCAACACAACCAGCACTTCGTGGTATGATAGAAGAGTTTCACAAGAACTGTGGATTTATTCTGACTTGTAATTTTAAGAATAGAATCATAGAACCTTTACATAGTCGTTGTAGTGTTGTTGAATTTAATATTCCTAATTCAGAAAAACCAGTTCTTGCTAAACAATTTTTACAAAGTATAAACAATGTTCTTAAAACAGAAAATGTAAACTTTGAAGAAAGAGTTGTTGCAGAACTAATTATGAAATTCTTTCCTGATTGGAGAAGATGTCTTAATGAATTACAAAGATATTCTGCGTCAGGTAAAATAGACAGTGGTATTCTTGTAAATCTTTCAGAAAAGAATATGAGAGATTTAGTAACCTTTCTTAGAGAAAAAGATTTTACAAGTATGAGAAAATGGGTTGTCAATAATTTAGATAATGACCCTGCTAGAATATTCAGAAAGATGTATGATAATCTTTATGTGTATTTTGAAGATGGTCGTTCTATTGCAACCGCAGTATTGTTGATTGCTGACTATCAGTACAAAGCTGCATTTGTGGCAGACCAAGAAATTAATTTACTTGCTTGTCTAACACAACTTATGGCTGAGTGTAAATTCAAATGAGTTATGAATTAAAAGAATATCTAAACTCAATTAACTTCACTAAACAAAATCTAATGGATGGTGATGATGAAATGTATGAAAAGAAATATTCATCATTCATTGTTAACAAGTGTTTAGCACCACATAATGATTGTGTTTTATTAGTGAATGAAATGAATAAACACGGCTCGACCTTAGCTAATGATAAGAAACTACAATATGACTTTTTACTAAATACTATTAGAACTAGGAAAAGATATGCACCTTGGGTTAAACCTAGCAAATCTAAAAACCTAGAGTATGTGAAAGAATATTATGGTTATAATAATGCAAAGGCTAAATCGGTTCTTGACATACTTAATGATGAACAAATTGAATTCATCAAAATGAAATTAAATAAAGGCGGAATGAAATGAATGAAACTTTATGGTCTATTGACAAGATGCTTGAAGTTACTCTAAAAGAACCTGATGATTTTCTTAAAGTAAGAGAAACACTTTCTAGAATTGGAGTATCTTCTAGAAAAGAAAAGAAACTTTTTCAATCTTGTCATATTTTACACAAACAAGGTAAATATTATATAGTTCACTTCAAAGAACTATTTGCTTTAGATGGCAAAGAACACAACATAACAGAAAATGATATTGGTAGAAGAAACTCTATTGCTTGTCTTTTAAAAGATTGGGGCTTAGTTGGTTTTGAAGACGAACCTGAACTTAAAGCACCATTGTCACAAATAAAGATTATTGCTTTTAAAGAAAAAAGTGAATGGGTTTTAGAACCAAAATATAACATTGGAAAAAAGAAGGACGAAAATGAAAGTAATGAAAGCACTTGAAAAGAAATATGAAGCTGAAATAGCTGCAGCAAAAGCCAACTTAGATATCTACGATAGAAATCCGGCTGGTATAGGTGACCATCCTGATATCGTATCAGCGGTTGATAGTGAGATTAAAAAACTTGCTGATGCAGAAGATAAATTAAATGCTGTCAAAAAACATTTTCCAACAGATAAACAAGAAAAACTATTTGAATGAAACCGTTACGACAATTTATTGAAGAAGACGAAAATAAAAAACCATATCAATTAATAGTATTTAATAATTCAGCTGACAATGTAAGAGATGTCGGTAAAGAAGGTAGACCAGACTTTAAATTACTTAAAGACTCTGCTAGAAAAGTTGGTATTAAAATTTTTGATGTTGAATGGACTGGTCTATATCTTACAGAGAAAAACAATAAAATATTTCTCAACTCTTTAGAGTTTGATGAAAATGGTTATGCTGTCACACCAGAAGAAGATGGCACTAAAAAGTATCAAAATCCTATAGAAATAAATCCTGAAAACACATTATTATTTGCGCGTGGTCTTGGTACTATGGGTTATACTAGTAATAGAAGATGGGTTGATATTGTGTCAATCTTAGAAAAAAAAGGATTTGTTGCTGTACCATCTGTTAAAACTTGGGATATATGTTCAAGTAAATATTTTACTGGTGAATTATTTAAAATTAATAATTTAAGAATACCCAAACAAGAGGTTATTAGTTATTCTGATGATGCTAAAAGAGCTGTTAAAGAATTAGAATTAAAATATCCTGTAATACTAAAATCATCAAGTGGTAGTCAGACAGGTGTTGGTGTTGTCGTAGCAGAGAGTGAAAGGTCATTACATTCTTTTGTACAAATGATAAGTTTATTAAATCCTAAAATAGATTTAATGGTACAAGAACTTGTTGAAAAAGAGTTTGATGTCAGAGCAATAATTTGTAATGGTAAAATACTTGGTGCTATGAAAAGAATGGAAATGAAAGGTGATGTTAGAAGTAATGCATCACTAGGAGCAGATACAGAATTTTTAGAATTAACAGAATTAGAAAAACAAAAATGTATGATAGCTTCAGATTTAGTTGGTGGTAAATTAACTGGTGTTGATTTCATACCTGGTAAAGATAGAGAAAAAGACGAACCAATATTCATAGAAATAAATAGTATGCCAGGTTTTGGAGCTATAGATAAAATAGTTGAAGGTGAAAGCGTTACAGAAAAAATACTAAATGATTTCAAAAATAGAGAATATTGGACTTGATTTTTAATTTTTATGTGATATAATTAGTTTATGGATTTTTATACAAATGTTACACAATGGGGTAACTATCTTTTAGTTCGTGGTGTAGATAACAATCAAAGAGTTAATTTTCGTGTTAAGTACAAACCAACTTTGTTTGTTCCTGTAATGAAACAGACAGACTGGTCTACACTTGATAACAAATATGTTACACCCTACAAGTTTGATTGTATTAAAGATGCAAAAGACTTTCTGTTAAGATATGAAAGTCAACCTCATCTTGTACACGGCCTAGATAGATTTGCATATACTTACATATCAGATACATTTCCACAAAAAGTTAACTGGAATATTGAGAAACTATTAATCGTTACTATTGATATTGAGGTTCAATGTGAGAATGGTTTTCCAAATCCTGAATCTGCAATAGAACCTTTACTATCAATTACAGTTAAGAATCATCAATCTAAAAAGATTATAGTGTGGGGTATTCAACCTTACAAGAACACAAGAGAAGATGTCACTTATATTCGTTGTCCTAACGAACACGATTTAATTCTAGAGTTTATGTCTTTCTGGACAAAGAATTATCCTGATGTTGTTACTGGTTGGAATACTGACTTCTTTGATATACCTTATCTTGCAAACAGAATCAATCAAGTCTGTGGTGAAAGTAAAATGAAAGAGTTGTCACCTTGGGGTAATGTATCTTCGCGTAAGATATATTCTATGGGTAGAAATCATTTGATGTATGACATTATGGGCGTATCACAATATGATTATTTACAACTTTATCAAAAGTTTACATATACAAAACAAGAATCATATAAACTTGATTATATTGCTCAAGTAGAACTTGGTGAGAAAAAAGATGAAAACCCATACGAAACATTTAGAGAATGGTATGAAAATGACTTTCAATCTTTTATTGATTATAATATTCAAGATGTGGAAATCGTTGATAAGTTAGAAGATAAAATGGGCCTTATTGATTTGGCTTTGACTATGGCGTATGAAGGTAAAGTTAATTATACTGATGTCTTTGGCCAAGTTAAGTATTGGGATATTTTGATATATAACTTCTTGAGAAAAAGAAAGATTGTTATACCACAAAAGTCTAAACATAGTAAGAATGAACAATATGAAGGTGCATATGTAAAAGAACCTCTTACTGGTTTACATAATTGGGTTGTATCTTTTGATTTAAACTCTCTATATCCTCACTTGATTATGCAATATAATCTTTCACCAGAAACATTATTAAAAAGTAAACATCAAGACATTACTGTTGATGATATGTTAAAGGGTGTTAAATTAAACATTCCTGATAGAACAACTATGACACCTAATGGTGCTTTGTTTCGTACTGACAAACAAGGATTCTTACCTGCGATGATGGAACAGTTATACAATGAACGAGTTATCTACAAGAAGAAGATGTTACAAGCACAACAAGAATTTGAAAACACAAAAGATGAAAAGTATAAAAAACAAATAAGTCGTTTCAATAATATTCAGATGGCTAGAAAGATATCACTCAACTCTGCTTATGGTGCTATTGGTAATCAATGGTTTCGTTATTATGATAAAGCTATTGCAGAAGGTATTACTAAGTCTGGTCAGTTATCTATTCGTTGGATTGAAAACAAATTAAACAATCATCTTAATAAAGTTTTAAAAACAGATGATGATTATGTTATTGCATCTGATACTGACTCTGTTTATCTGACTATGGAAGAACTTGTAAAGAAAACTATTAAGAGTGACAATGCATTAACAAAGACGATAAACTTTCTAGACAAGGTTGCTAAAGAATCTATTGAACCTTTTATTTCTAAAAGTTATGATGAACTAAAAACATATACAAACGCATTTGCAAATAAGATGTTTATGAAACGAGAAGTTATTGCTGACAAAGGTATTTGGGTTGCAAAGAAAAGATACATTCTTAATGTTTGGGATAGTGAAGGTGTTTCATACAAACAAGCTAGATTAAAAATGATGGGTATTGAAGCAGTCAAGTCTTCAACACCATCAATGTGTAGACAAAAGATTAAAGATGCACTTGAACTTATTATGACTAAAGATGAAAAAGAACTTAATCAATTTGTTAGAACATTTCGTGAAAGTTTTCTCAAAGTTAATCCTGAACTTATTTCTTTTCCTAGGTCTGTCAATGGTTTATCAAAATATTTTGACAGTGGTACAACATTTAAAAAATCAACACCGATGCATATCAAGGGTGCATTGATTTACAATCACAAAATCAAACAAAACAAACTTATTAACAAGTATCCTTTGATACAAGAAGGTGATAAGATTAAGTTCGTTTATCTTAAACAACCAAACCCATTTACTTCAAATGTAATTACTTA